ATTCCATACCAAATTTGGCTTAGAGGATTGGACATATTCTTTAAAACGCCAATAAAGCCGGTTAACTCATTACCGCTATTTTTTACCGGTGTTGGTAGTTTTTCAAAAGCCTGCGCCAAAAACGTTACATTTTGTGTAGCAACTTTCGCTTGTTCTAAAAATGCGGCACCAAACTTGGCTTGTAAGTTTTGAAACGTTGCCGACAATGTACGGGTGCTGTTGGCTAGGCCGTCGCTTGTGCGCATAAAGTCGCCTTGCGCGTCGCCTGTTTGTTTATAAATTGCGGCTTGTGCGGCCAAAATCTTTTGCTGTGCTGTTAACGCGCCTTTGCCGTCATAAATTTCTAAGGTCATTGCCTCTTGCTTTAGGGTTGCGTCATTAAGCAAAACACCAAAACGGCGCAAAGGTTCAGCCTCGCCACGCAATGCGGCGCCAATAGCTTGTACGGCTTCCTCGGGTGAGGTGTTGTTAAACGACGCTAGGTCAGTAGCAAGGGTTGTAAAATCGTTGCTAAATGTTGCTAAATCTACGCCGGATAAACCTGCAGCTTTACCAAACGTACCGAAAGCACCGGCAGCGTTTAAAACGGCTTGTTCAGATTGGCCCAATTCTTTGGCGGCGGTACGCGCGAACCGTTCTACGTCTTTGGCACCACGGCCAAATATAACGTTTACTTTGCTTAGGCTCTCTTCCATATTGGAAGCGGCTGTAATAGCCGGGCCTATAACGCTTTTAACGGTGCCAATTGCAAGACTAAAACCGCCTACAGCGCCGGCAACAGTCTTGGCGCTAGTGCCAAACGCTTTAAGTTGTTTGTCGGCTGCCTGTACCCCGGTATTAACAAACGAGGTAATAATAGGTATGTTAATTGCCATTATTTGTACCTCTGTTTAAGTTGCTTATTTGTCTTTGCTTCTACGTTTGCAATAACTAATTGTACTTCAGCTTGCACGGCAGGCTTGTTTTTCTCTACTGCCTTGTCAATAACGCGAGGCTGTTCACCGCCACCGGAAACGTTAAGGTTTGCGACAAATCGTCCGGCTGTATGTCGTCCGGCATGGTCATAGATAGCGCCGGCTGCGTCGCGCTGTTGGACAGTCATTAGGCGATATGGTTTCGCGCCAAACGGTATTTGCTCTGTATGGGTTGCTACGCCGTCTGTAAAGCGCGTGAAATCTACGTACCTTTCCTTGGTGGCACGTGAACCAACTTTTACGTTAAAACCTTTATTTACGGTTGCTGTATTCCATTTAATTTCACGTCCTTTTATTAGGTTGCCACGGTTCATGCCGGATAGCGGGGCGCCTTTAACTCCGCTAATGGTTGTAATCATGCTGCGGGCTTCCGTTACCATGACGTCACCGGCGCGCTTAATTTGTTTAGTTACTTGACGCCTATAGGTTGGGTCTATTTTGTGCAATAGCGCCAAGGTCTCTTGAATACCTTTAATTTCTAGGTTTGCTTGCGCCATTGGTTTACCTTTTGTTTCGTTCTCCCAAAACTTTAGCCACCGTCGCTAAATCTTGTGTGTCAAACGTAGCGCTATACCAATGCGGCGCCCACCCTGTTGCTATTAACAGTTCGGCTAGTTGCCGTCGGTAGGTACCGCTTGGGTAGGGTTTGGGGCCTCTTGCGCGGTTACTTCAATGTTTGTTACCTGTTTGCAAAACGTGTCAAATTCGGACGGTACAACAATTTTGCTTTGCTTGCTTGCTTCCCATGCTAGGTATAGCAAATCCTCTACACCAATGCCGTTAGCCATGTCGGCAGCTTTGCGTTTAAATCGTCGTTCCCATAGCACAATGGTAAAGAGGTTGCTACTTACTTGGTATGTGCCCTCATGGTTGGTTACTTCAAGGGTTAATTGCATTAGTGCCTACTTTCGTGTCGGGCCGATTATTCGGCGCTATTTATGCTGTTGTGTCTACGCTGTAAACGCCACCAACAAAGGTTACGTCTACGGTTGACAATTCGCCAAGGGTTGCGTTTACTACTGGCAATTCGGTGAGGTAGCAACCGGTGAGAGTAAAGCCCGGGTTAGTTGCGCTTTCGCTTCCGGCTGCAGGCTTAACTACAAGCGTTGTGGTTTCGCCAACATAAAGCGAAAGTGTCGCCCATGTCTCGGCGGCTGCATATGAATTGTAGAGAGTTAGGGTTACTTCGTGGTTGCCCAAACCTGCTTGGTAGGTACGTGCGGTTTTACCAAACGTGGTGTTTTCAAGTTGGTCGTAACGCTGCGTAACTACTGCGGCGGTGCATTGGTCGGTAAGGTCTACTACCGGGCTTCCAATGGATACGACTGGGTTTGAGAGATAAGTTGAAGTTGCCATTTTGTTTTACTCCTCTAGTGTTGCTTTCTTATTTTTAGCACTTTTTTTGGGTGCTGTTGTGGATACTTCGTCGTCGGTCTGTTCTATGAAACCTAACGCAATGAGGGCGGCAAGTTTGTCGGTTGGTTGCGGCTTGTATTCGGTGCCAACTAGGCCTATACGTGGGCTTTTAATAATGTACATAGGCACCTAACTTGTTTGGGCTTGCATTTCTATAGTTAAATCATAGGCGGCCATTTCGCTACCGCCGATTATGGCAATGGTTGGGCGGCCGTCTGTTACAGCTACGTTTTTAGCCAACACTTTGGCGGCCATGTTCATAAGGCTGCGTTGGGCGTCCAAGTTGCCCGGGCCAAGGGTAATGAGGCGTACCGGGAAAGTTAATTTAACTATGTTGTAGTTCCATGCCACAAACGACGGGGCGTCAATAAAAGCACAAGGCGGCACAAGGTTACGCGGGTCGTTTACTACCTGTAGCCCTGTAATGGTCTGTAACGTGGTTGTAAGGTCGTCTAAGGCCTTGTTAAATAGGTCGGTGTATGCAACAGGCACTACGCAACCGCCGGCCTATCTACGCCTAATAGTTGTTTAATCATTGGGCTAAGACCCATAGACCCACCGGCGGCCAACCCGTCAAAACTTGCAAAATCTGTTACTGACCCACGTTGCCTATACAAAAAACCGGCATAGGCAATAGTGCCAAGTAGTACCGACGGGTTAGGTACGGTGCTTAGACTTTCGTTGCGGTACCCTGCCTCGGCTCTACGCCTATACGCAAATTCGTTGGCAGCTTGACGGCATTGGGTTATAAATGTTTGGTCTGACGCGGTGGCCGTTCCTATTCCTAACCAATCTTCTACCTGTGCGTCGGTTGTTACCCACGTGCATTGTGGGGTAGTTGTCAACGTGCCTGTAGCTGCGACAATGTTTACGTTTGCAGCCGTTTTAGCAAATAACACTTGGTTTGCTATTGGGGCTTCAATGTCGTAATGCAAGAAACCTTGTTCGTCTACGCCGGTGTAGTAATACTGTGGCAACTCACGCACCGTATAAGTACCGTTAAAGGTCGCGTCAACACCCGCAATAGTTACGGACTGACCAACCTCTAAAGGGTCTGCGTTAGTTAGTAGTACTACAACCGCGTAGTTATCGGTTAAATACTTTTGTGTGACCGAATAGACGGCCATAAAGGCCTACCTTTCGGTTATCAGACGAATTTTACAAACTTGGTTGCGTCTGCCATAAAGCCGGCAGCGTAACCACGGAAAGCAATCGTACGGCCCATAGTTGCAGGTACCTCAACGCTAATAGCGCCCTTTTGCTGTTCGTAGAATTCAAAGCCTGCGGCAGGGCCTGCAGCGTGACCCATGAAAGAGCCGGGCGCGTTTTTGTCAACGACCAACACCAACCCAAGAGGGTTGCCGTTCCATGAAGTAGCGGCGGAGTTACCTGCGGCGTTTTGGCCCATAAGGTTAGGTGCACCCGTGTACGGGAATACCGGACGGTTTTGGTCGTCTGTGGACGACGCAAGAGCTTGCCAACTGGCAGGCGTGACAACCATGTGGGTAGGCAAGTAGTTAGAGGTTTCCGAAATTTGGCGTGCACCGTCGTAAATTGCTGCTACCCAATCGGCACCTACTGCGGTGTCGGTTACGGTTGCGGTTTGAACAATTGCGGAGTGGCAAAGGTCTACGGCGTAGTTGTCGGTTGCTTGTCCGTATGCGATAGCCAACTGATTAAGAATAATGTCAATTGACGACGGGTCGCTCCAATCAAGGTCTTGTTCGGAGACGGTGACATATGTACCGAAACTTAGTTTAGAAATATCGGAGTTGCTAACGACGACGGTTGAAGCGTTAAGCGGGTCAAACTGTGCTGCCTGCTGTGTTACTACCGGGCGGGTCGTAATCTTTGGACGGCGGAAAGTTGCGCCTGCGGTTGGCATTGCGCGTGTACCAATTGCCGATACGAAAGGGCGAATAGGGTTAAGTCCGTCATAAACGCTACCGGTAATAATTTCCGGCAAGATACCCGGGGTACTCTCGGTGTTAATGTATGGCGCAACGCCCGGGGCAGCTTCAATACGTGCCGCGTTAATGTTTGCGTTTAGTTGTGCAAAATCTGCACCGCCGCGAACATAACTAGCAATGTATTCAGACGTGCTAGGCAAACGCAATTTACGTGGTTGTGCGTAAATGCTTTGTACTGTTGAAGCCTCAACTACTGCAGGTGTTTCTACTGGGTTTGACATTTCGGTTACTTCCTTTTCTGTGTCCTGTTCTACATTTAACTCTACTTCGTTTTCGTTTTGGTGGATACTTGCGGCCACCCGTTCTACCTTGGCAGCCTCAAAAGCGCCGTAAGGCAATAAAGACAATTCTTGCCATTCTGCCTTGGTAACAATCATGGTGCCGGCTTCGTCAAAACTAAATTCAACCGGAACGGCACCTACACTAAGGCTATCTAGCACCCCATCTAGGGCCAATTGGAGGCTCTCATTACCTAGGGCCGTTTCGCTAATTTTTGCTTCAAACATTACGTAATCGTCAACCTCGGTACGATTCGTGACTACGCCAATAGGCATTTCAGAATTGTGATACAAGTACATTTTGGGTTTTTTACCCTCTAACGGTAACGAACCTTTTTCAAAACGTACCTTTTGGCCGTCTGATACCACAGCGTCTACCCCGTATTGGATAGCGACGCCGGCAAGGGTACGACGTGGCAGCGCGTCACCTTGCGCGGCGTCTAAAGTTAATTGTTGCGGGGCTAATCTAAGCATTGCTTTCCCTCAATTCCTCGGGCGTTTCTTGTACTTCTACGTTTGTGTCGTATTCGTTAGATAAATAGCTTTCAATATCAAACATTACCCCGGTGCCTCTCGGAAGTACGTTATCTGCGCTAAGTGTTTCTTGTATGCAATCTATGTAAGGCTTGCACCCAAAGGTATAAAGGTCACGCGAAGCCTCACTTGATGAGACGTATGAATAATTACCGATAGATACCGACACAAGGTACGCGGGTACGTTTGCAATTCGCGCAATTTCTTTAGCCTGATATTCGGCAGCGTCAATAAGTAGCATTTTGTCCGGTGTTGCATTATTTGGGATTACCTCTACAAATTCGTTTACCGCACTTGTGGCCGACGCAAAACGCGCCTCATCATAGGCCGCGGCCAAATCGCGCAATTCTTGTGGACTCATAGGCTCGCCACCAACTTGGCGAAGCGTCACGGCCGGCTGCAAACTGCTTGCGTTTCGGTTGCGGGCCTGCTCTAGTTTTAGCGCGGTATCTACTGACGTCGCACCGGTGTAAATAAGGCCTTGAATAGGGCTTAAAAACTGTACGCAATCTTCCCAACGAATTGGTAAACCCTGAAACAAAATTTGTTTAGATGGACCAAACCAAACTCCGTTACCTTGCGCTTGGTCTTGTGTTGTGACAATCGCGGCAGGCAAACGTGTAAACGCGCTTGGGTATCCGTCGGCTGTTCGTTCTGTTATATACCAAAACGCGCGCCCATAGAATAAAAGGTCATCAAATGTAAAACTTAGAATAAAGTTATTTGTTACGCCTTTGTCAATGCGGCGCAACCAACTACGTGGCGCTTCCGGCACTTTTTCCATTTCGTCGCCGTTCCACATTTCTTTATACATAACTAACGGCAAACAACCAATAACACTTGCCATAAGGTCACGCGCACGCGAGATAGTAGGCACTTGCATAAAACGGCTACGCGTTACACCGTCCGAATATGCATAGAAATTGCCAATTTGTGACGCGCCCGCGTTGCTACCTGCAGCGGCTTTAACAACCTTTGTAGGTTCGGGTTTCTTAGTGAAAATTGCCATAGTTTTATTGTGTCACAATCTCGGGGTTTTGGGTGGCACTAGCCGGCGCCGTGCAATCCCCGACGGAAAGCAAGCCGACTAATGCCAAAACGACTTTAGCGGTAATTGGTAACAATCATGGGTTTACCTATTGCTTGTGGACGGGCCGCCAATGCTGCCGCCCAAATCATGCACCGGCAAGCCTCAATAGGCCCGGGGCTTCTCAAGCTGCTAACCGTTATGCCGTTTTTTTCGCGTATCAGTACGGCCCGTTCAACGTGGCTGTTTAGTAGTTGTTGGTTGTTGTGCGTAAGTTTGTTTTCTAAAATCATGGCACGTACCGCGCTAGTCCATTTAAGTAACTCTTTATAGCCAACAATTACGCGCCTAGTTTCGTATTTCAACGGGCAAGAGTTTTCTAAAACAGGCACAATAGCCAATTTCAAATTGGGGTTTTCGGCTATCTGTTGCTCTACCTTTTCCCACAATTCGGTAACGGTTTCTGCCACAAACGCCAAAACAACGTGGGTTTTATTGTCTACTTGGACGGCGCGCACGGCCGTATAGGTGCTTTCGTCTAACGCCATTTCAACGGCAAGCACTCCGCCCGGCGGGGCCTTTTCCTCGGTGCTAAGAGCTTCAAACAAGCCGGGTGCTAACCAACCATTAGAAACCGCCTGCCAAAGGTTCACCGACGCACGTAGAAACGCGCTGCGGTTTGGGCCTTGTGCTTCGCCTTGGATTACGTCCAATTCAATTAGGCCGCCTGCTAAAGCGGGGTTGGCGTATTCCCATGCTTCCACGGTCATAGGGTCAAGTGTTGGCGGCGGGCTGAATTCGGCAAAGTAAAGGTTTGTTTTTTCGCCTGTGTCTATTGCTTTTAAGCCTTGGTCTCTCCACCGGAGTAGGGCCGTACTTTCCTGCGTACCCGCCGTGGACACAAGTAGGCACAAAGGATTACGCCGGGCACGTTGAGACGGTAGTAAACCGTCGTCTATGGCGGCCTCTGATATTTGCCATACTTCGTCTGCCGTGATTAGGTCGCAAGAGTAACCGTGACCGGCTGCCGGTGTAGCGGCGCGAATATGCCAAACGCTGCCATTAGGCATAGTTACCTTTTGCCGGCCATAAGACCATGAAACCTCGGCACCAAACTTGGCTTCAAGAATTGGGGCAAGGTAATTAAATTGTGCGGCCGTCAAATCCAATTTATGACTAACGCTAATAACCGTTTGCGGTTGGCCGCGCCTCTCCGTTTCCATAGTTAGCCACCAACCAATAAGCGCACTAGTCATATGGCTCTTACCGTTTTGTCTAGCAACCGAAACAAGGCCAATACGATGCAACCATTTACCCGCGTCGTCAAAACTAGTTAAACCCTCTAAACAATGTCGTTGCCAACTCATTAGCGGGGTGCCTAAAACCCTCTCTGCAAAATCAGCTACTTCCGCCGCGCGTGATTCGTGGCCGTACTG